TGGTGATGACGCGCTTGGCGCAGAAGGTACGCGACAATGCGACGGGCAACGATCTGATCATGAAGATGTATTACGACGAGAATCCGCCCGACAAAGGGCATTGGACCTATCGCCTGTTTAAGACCAAGGTGAGTCCCGAAACGCGTGCATCGTTGAGCGAGCCCGACAACTACGCCTTCATGCAGATCAATCCTCGCGACAACCAAGAGAATCTGTCCGCCGACTACCTGAAGACGCTGTCCGAAATGTCGCCACGGATGCGCAAGCGCTTCCTCGAAGGAGAGTTCCGCGATGCCTCGCCTAATGCACTTTTCTCCGAAGAAGTGTTTGAACGTTGGCGCAACATTGATGACGAACTGCCGGACATGTTGCGTATCGTCGTGGCAGTCGATCCGTCAGGCGCCGATGATGATGACAACGTCGACAATGACGAAATCGGAATTGTCGTGGCTGGTCTCGGAATTGATGGGAATGGGTATGTATTGGAGGATCTGACGTGCAAGGCTGGTCCTGCTGTGTGGGGCAAGGTTGCGACGGATGCCTATAAGCGTTGGGGCGGCGATCGCATCGTCGGTGAGGTGAATTATGGCGGCGCGATGGTCAAGTTCGTGGTACGCACGGCGCTGCCGAATGTACCGTTCAGGCCGGTCACCGCGACGCGTGGCAAGGTCATCCGAGCCGAGCCGATATCAGCCCTGGTAGACGCTGGAAAGGTCCGCTTAGCTGGCGTGTTCCAAGAGATGGAAGACGAGTTATGCGCAATGACCACGCATGGCTATACCGGCGAGAACAGCCCGAACCGTGCCGATGCGATGATATGGGCTATGACCGATCTATTCCCCGAGCTGGCCAAGCCGGAAGCAATTAAACCAGAGCCAAAGCCGCAGTTCATTCATCGGCGCCTTGGGTCAAACACAGGCTGGATGAGATCATGACCGACCAAGTAACACACGGCGCCAACGAGCCAACCCAGCGCACCGAAGAGGATCGCGAGTTTGCTGCGATCTCTGACGAAGAAATATGGCTCGAAGCAAAAGACCGCCTGCAGATCGCGGCTGAAGCTTATTCCGATAACCGCAAACGCGCTAAGGCTGCGATGCTGTTCCGTGACGGCGATCAGTGGGACCACGATACGGGCACGAGCGCTTCCGAGGATTCGCCTGAGCTGACCATCAACCTCACCGATGCATTCGTGCGCCGCGTGGTGAACAACATCAAGCAGCAGCGTCCGCGCGGCAAGTGCCATCCGGTAGGCGATGGCGCCGATGTCGAGCTCGCCGAAATCATCAACGGCATCGGTCGGCATGTTGAAACGCGTTCCGAAGCGTCGATCGCCTACGATCTGGCCGCCGAGCGTGCTGTAGATGCAGGCGAGGGCTACTTCCGGCTAGTCGCTGAGTATGTCGACCCGCGCTCGTTCCAGAAGGATCTACGCATCCTGCCGATCCGCAATATTTTCAGTGTGCACATGGACCCGAGCGCCATGATGCCTAGCGGCGCTGACCAGAACTGGTGCTTGATATCAGTCAAGATGAAGCGGCAGGAGTACCGCCGTCGCTACCCGAACGCGAAGAATGTGCAGTGGAACGATATCGACCGCCAGCAGAGCCGCATCGACTGGGAAGACAAAGAGGAAATCCGGCTCGCCGAGTATTTCCGCATCCGTGAGAAGCCAGAGAAGCTCTATCAGATCGTCGACAAGACTGGCCAAGAGCATATGGTCTACCAGTCGGAGTTGAAGCGGATAACAGGCTCAGTGGCCTCGCTGAAAGATGCTGTCGATAGCTTAACGCAGGCAGGCATTCGAATTGTCAACGAGCGTGACTCGGTAAAGCGCCAGGTGGAATGGTTCAGGCTCAATGGCCTGGTCGTAGTCGAGCGCCAGGAGTTGCCCGGAAGCATGATTCCGGTGTTTCGTGTCGATGGCAACACGATGGATGTGGACGGTGCGATCCGACGCAAGGGCATGGTCGATTCGATGATGGACCCTCAGCGCATGGTCAACTATGGCGAAGTGGCTAAGATCAAGCGTCTAGGGCTCGCGCCTAAAGCGCCGTGGGTCGCAGCAGAAGGGCAGCTTGACGGCCACCCTGAGTGGGATAATGCAAACCAAAAGTCATACTCGGTACTGACATACAAGCCGATCGTCATCGAGACCGGCAGTCTGCCGATCATGATCCCAGCGCCAGCACGTCAGCCACCGGCACAAATCGAGGCGGGTTTCAGCGAGTTCGTGCAGGGTATGAGGTCTAACTTGGTCGCTGTGGCTGGCATGCCGAACGAGCCCGGACAGGATCAGCAGGGTGTCGTTGTATCTGGCCGCGCCATAGACCGTCGTCAGTGGCTCTCAGATCAGTCGCACTTCCAGTATTACGACAACCTGACGCAGGCCATCGCCCAGTGCTGGCGCGTTATGGTCGAATGGATTCCGACTTACTACTCAGAACCAGGTCGCATGCAGCGCGTGATCGGCGAGGACTCGACGCCGCAGATGGTCAAGGTCAACGACAAAGAGACCGACGATGGCGGTATCGAGCGCGTCAAGAATGACCTCTCTATCGGCAAGTACGATGTCGTGATGGACACCGGTCCAGGCTATGAGACGAAACGCGAAGAGGGTGCATCGAATCTGGTCGAGATGATCAAGATCCCGCCGCTAGCAGAGATTATCGCCAAGACTGCCCCGGATTTGGTATTCCGTTCGATAGACCATCCGTACATGCAGGAGTTGGCCGACCGGCTGATGGCCTCGAATCCCGAGGGCTTGAAGAAGATCATGGAGGGCCTATCGAGCCGCGCCAAGAGCATCGTTCAGGCGCAGGCCAACCAGATCACGACGCTCCAGCAGCAGCTCCAGGCGGTGACAACGGAGATCAAGCAGGGATTGCAGAAGGCGCATATGGCGGCTGTCGTCAAAGCGCACGACACCGAGACACGTGCCGCTACGTCGCTGCAAGTCGAAGAAATCCGCGCCGGCGGCAAGATCATCGACTCAAACGCCGACCGTGGCCACGATGCGCGGATGCTCGAAAAACAGCTTTTGCATGATGCATCACAATCTGCGGCCGACCGAGCCGTTCAACCTCAGCAGCCCACCGGAGAGCAGCAATGAACTTTACGCATACGGCAAAACCAGTAAAGGTACGAGCTATCGAGATAGTTAGCATTGACAATGAGGCGCACAACAACGGTTCATACGACGTGGCTCTCCGAGATGGTACAAACTCGATAATCACCGAAGAAATGACGGCTCGTTACTTTCCGATCGAAGGTGACTATCTGGTAACTCAGGAGGATGGGTATGTCTATATCAATCCGAAAGAGGTTTTCGAGCGTAAATATTCGCCACTCTTCGTTGGAGAATGCAAATGACCGTAACCGTACTCGATAGTACCGATCTGACTGGAATCCTGGCCGATGCCGGAGTCGAGTTGGATCAGCCCCAAGGTGATCAGCAAGTGCAAGCGCAAAAGCCCGAGGGCAAGGATGCCAGCAAGCCGACCGGGCAGCAGCAGGATCAAGACCAAGACGACGACGAAGATGAAAAAGGTCTGAGTGCCGCCGATAAGGAGGTGCTCACGAAGCGCATGCAAAGGGCCGTCGGCAAGCAGCATCGCAAGCGCATGGAAGCCGAAGAGTTCGCCGAGGCCGAGTACAATCAGCGCCATCTTGCAGAGCAGCGCGCCGAGAATCTTGAGAAACAATTGGCGGCGCTCAAGCAAGGGAGTACCCCGGAGACGGTGGAAAGCACTGCACCGGTACCCCCATTGCGCCAGAATTTCTCCAGCGAGAACGATTGGGTGGACGCAATGATTCAGTACGGCGTCGACAAACGCCTGGCTGAAAAGGCCGAAGAAGACCGTACTGCGGCGCAAAAGCGCGAGTATGACGAGCGTATCGAGACCGCCAAAGGCCGCATTGTGAAGGCCATAGACCTGGTGCCAGACTTCGAAGAAACGATCATGGGCAACGACTCTACGCTGTCGCCAGCCATCGGTACTTACCTCGAAGAATCCGAGATGGTGGCCGAACTGACCTACTATCTGGCCAAGAACCCGGATGTATTAGTTTCGCTACTGAAATTGTCGCCACACACCCAATTAGTGAAAATCGGAAAAATTGAGAGTACACTCACGCCATTCGGTGGTAGCACTCAAACCGAGCACGACAGCAAGTCGAGCAAAGAAGCATCCAACGGGAAGGTCGCCAAGACCGAGCCGAGCACCAATACAGGCATTGACCTGAGCAAGCCGCGCAGCAAGCCGGCCCCGGTGTTCGCGCCGTTAGATGCAGGCGGTAACGCAGCAGCTTCGAAAGATTCGAAGGATATGAACATCCGGGAATCAATCGAGGACTTTGCCAAGCGCAACCGCGTCAATCTCGGTTCACGTAAGCGGCATTAAGCCGCATCTCCGGTGGTCCCTAAGCTGCGCTTTTGCGGATGCTTTGCGCCTCATGGCGCGCTTAGGAGCTACACGTGTCAAATCAGCTACTCACGATCAGCCAGATCACCAACCGGGCACTCCCGGTTCTGGCAAACATGTGCGTTTTGACGGACAAATTCAACCGCCAGTACGACAAAGAATTCGGGCAAAAGGGCCGCAAGATCGGTGCGACGTGTAACGTCCGCCTGCCCCCGCGCTACCTCGGTACTTTCGGCCCTGCGCTCAATGTCGAGCCCAGCACGGAGAACTACGTACCGGTCAACATCCTGTATCAGTTCCACGTCGACATCCAGTTCAACACCATCAACATGCTGTTGGACATCGACGACTTCGAAGAGCGCTTCATCCACCCGGCTTGCGTCGCAGTGGGTAACCGCATCGATTCGGACGGCGCCTACTTCGCTTTGCAGAACACCGCAAACCGTCAAGGCACGCCCGGTACGCCCCCCGGCAGCGGCCAGACCGCACAGGCGGCGCTCCAAGCATTCACCAACGCTCGCGCTATCCTCGTGTCGGAAGGCATGCCCAAGGGCTTGATCCCGACCGCCGTGATGCACCCAATTGCCAATGCGTTCCTGACGCCGGCACTGTCGGGCCTCTTCAATCCGCAAGCGAACATCAGCGACTACTTCGAGACGGGCATGATCGCCTTGAAGACCGCCGGCGCCGACTGGTTCGAAGATCCGAACATCGCCAACTATACGACTGGCACCTTGACTGGTACGCCGGTCTTGGCTGGCGTGACTACGGCTTCTGCTGGTTCGGCGTTGCTCACTTCGGGCTGGGCGCAGACGGGTGTGTTGAACATCCAAGGCTTGACCAACACTGCAGCTCAGTGCACGGTCGGCGACACGATCCAGATCGCCGGTATCTTCCCGGTCAACCCGCAGAACCGCGGCAGCTACGGCACCACGCTCAAGCAGTTCGTGGTGCTTCCTCCGGGCGGCTACGCGCAACTCACTGGGTCGGCTGCGCCTGGCGGTCCCGGCTTCGCTCCTGCGACGCTCGCGGCTGGCACGTTCAACGCAACGACCGGCGTCTATACGTCGAGCGGTACCGGCACGCTGTCGGTAACGATCGGCGAGTGCGTGATCACGGGCGGCCAGTTCCAGAACTGCCAAGCGCGTGCTGCATTCACTGGGAACCCGGCTGTGACGATCAACGGCGGCGCAGCAGCGGCGACCTCCTCGACGGAAAATCTGTACTTCCATCGGGATGCCTTCGCACTGGCCTTCGTCGATTTGCCGCTGCCGCGCACCGCGGTCGAAGCAAGTCGAGCATTCGATGAAGATCTCGGTCTATCGATCCGGGTTGCAACGCAATATACGATCAATAACGACGCGGAACCGACACGTATGGATGTGGCATACGGATTTTCGAGCCTCTATCGTTCGCTGGCTTGCCGCGTGTCGGGCTAAGGAGAAAATATCATGGCATTCCCTTCAAGCACTAACGTCGATGGCTCGAATCCTGGGCCGAACGTAGCGACTCAGCCGGATACCGTCCAGTCGCCGATCGGTAACGTCCAGAAGACGGGGATTTTCTCCATCGCTCTGACGCCCACCGCTGTGGCGGCAAACACGACTGCCGAACAGACCTTTGCTGCAACCGGCATTGGCCTGTTGGTTACCGACAATGTGGATGTGAGCAAGCCGAGCTTCCAAGCTGGTTTGGGTATCGTGAACGTTCGCGTGTCGGCAGTCGATACGCTTGCGATCACTTATATCAACGCAACCGCATCGCCGATCACGCCCACCGCTGAAACGTATCAGGTCAACGTTCTGCGCGTCCAACCCAACTGGATCAAGCCCGCTTCTGGCAACCAGATGGACTGGTAATCGAGTCTCCTCGGGTGGCCTCGGGGCCTTGGGGCCGCCTTAGGGCGGCTCTTTTTCTTTCGGATGAATGGGTATGGCGACGATGCCGAATCTGGTTGGCCTGAACTATCGAGCGGCTACCGTGGCGCTGATCGAGGCCAATATCGTTCCGAACGATGGCTCTGTGCCGAACGCTCAGACTTCTGCGCCGACAGTTGGATATTTCTCCCCTTGGCCGGTGGCCATCGTGTGGCAACCCGGAGCGCCGGTAGACGTCGTAACAGCGCAATCGCCAGCAGCAGGGCAACCGGTCACAGTGACCAACACGACTCCGGTGAGCGAAGCCTACACGCCGCCAATAACGCTTACGGTCAATGCGCCGAAGATGGCCGTGTCCAGCCAGTTCACCGCGGGAGCTTTTTCATGACCATTGGAACCACTACGGCAGAGAGCCTCATCAAAGGGGCGCTGCGTCGCATCAATTCGTATCAGTCTGGCGAGCAGCTCGCGGAGTTCGACGCTGCGGATTGTTTGGACACGCTGAACGATTTGCTCGACTCGCTCAGCCTGGATAAAGACCATATATTTGGCTCGCAGGAAAACATTCTTTCGTGGACGGCGCAGCAGCGCCTGTACAAGATAGGCAATCCGGTATGCACCCTGCTCGGACTGCAGCCTTTTACCGGGACTCTAACGGCAGGCTCACCGGTCATAGCCGGAATTACCAACCTGCCGCCGCAGCTTGTCTCCGGACAGAATCCGGCTTTTCAGGTTGGCTCCGGCTCGATCCTGTCAGATGCGCAGGGACTGATTCCGGTCAATGCCACAGTGCTGTCGGTAACGCCGACGACCATAACGATGTCTGCGCCGGCGATCGGAAACTCTGCCGGCCTGGATAGCATCACCTTCACAGTCCCCGGTGACTTGCCGATTCCGCGCCCGCTGCGCATCACGCACGGATTCACACGCTTCAATGCGCTCGATTTCACGCTTGACGTCTACGCTACGGAAACACAGTACACGCAATTCCTATACAAGGCCCAGCCTGGGCCGTGGCCTACCGTGGCATGGTACAACAATACGTTCCCGTATGGCCTTCTGAATGTCTACCAGACCCCGGGTAACAGCACAGAGTGCCATCTGTTCACGGATACGATCCTACAAAATCTTACGTTGCAGCAAGTCCTTGTCATGCCTCAGGGCTACAGCCGAATGCTCAAGTGGCTGCTCGCGAAAGAAATCTGTGCGGAGTATGGCTTCCCGCTTACTCCGGCCATCACGTTGAATGCGAAGGAGGCGCGAGAGTTTGTAAAAGCGCTCAATGCGAAGCCGGCGAACGTGTCGAACTATGACCGTGAGCTGTCGCGAGGGAACAGGCCCGATGGCGGATGGGTGACTCATGGAGGTTACCGATAATGCCAGGCGGTAATAACGGACCTCTGAACCTGTTCGGTGATTTTGGCCTGGCTGGCGGTCAGGACAATGCGCCTAACCATCTGCAAGACGATCAGATGTGCATCAACATGTACGCCGAGGTCGATCCGGGCAACTCCAAAGAGGTGCTTGGTCTGCTGGGTTGCCCAGGCCTAAACCAACTTGTCGCCGCACCTGTCGCCGGGGCCGGTGCGCCCGGATTCACTTCGACAATGACCGTGTGGCCCATGCCGTACTCCGGCCCTTCGCTGGAGGTGCGCGGGCTGTGGGAGCTTCCGGCCAATAACGACACGGTGCCGAACGGGACGGGTAGCACGGTCGATACGACAGCCCTAGCGGTCATTGGAAACACTTGCTATCTCGTCACTGCGACAATGACGGCGCCCACCGTGTTTCCCACCTTGTCTCTGACTTCGGTCGGTACGCTCCAAACCAGCACCGGCCCCGTGCACATCCGCGACAACAATACGGGCGGCGGCAACGCCGTGATCGTAGATGGCCCGAACGGTTATCTCTATGACATAGCGACGCAGGCCTTCACTCAGATCAACGATCCGAGTTTTCTAGGCTCAGATACGGTTGCCTATATCGACGGTTGGTGGATCTTCAACAAGCCGGGCACACAGACGTTCTATTCGAACTCGCAGCCGTATAGCCTGACGTTCAATGCGCTGTTCTTCGCACTCAAGGATGCCGCGGCTGACAACCTCGTGGCCGTGATCGAGAACAAAGAGCTGCTGTGGTTGATAGGCGATAAGACGACAGAGATTTGGTACAACGCTGGCGGCGCGCCAGGTGGTGTAGGCGCGACCTTTGCCTTTCAGCGCATTGTCGGCACCCTTTTGCAGGTCGGTTGCAAGGCTAAACACTCGGTGGCTCGCTATGGGTCCCAGGGTCAGGAAGGGTTGATCTGGTTCGGGCGGTCGGAGCGCGGCGAGAATGTGATCGTGCGGACGCAAGGCTTTCTCGATCAGGTCATATCTACGCCTTCTTTCGGTGCGGAGGTGGCCACATACGCGACCACCGACGACGCAATCGGATACACCTATCAGGAAGACACGCATGAATTCTATGTGCTGATATTCCCGACCGCAGACACGTGCTGGTGCTATGACGGGCAATCAGGGCTGCTGCACAAGCGCCTTTCGTACGATCCGTATGCAAAGGAGTTCCATCGCCACCGTTCGAACGCATTCATGAACTTCCAGGGTATGCGCGTCGTTGGCGACTATCAAAACGGGGCTCTGTACCAACTTACGAGAGCCGCCTATACCGATGCTGGCTGGCCACTGCTGGCAAAGCGACGCGCACCACATATTTGGGACGGCGGGCAACGCGGACGTGTTTTCATGCAAAGCCTACAACTCGATTTTAACGTTGGGGTCGGCAACCCAAGCGGCATGGGTACGAATCCGCGCTGCGGACTCTCGATCTCTCGCGATGGCGGCAGGACATTCGGCGATCGTATGTATGCGCCGATGGGTGCAATAGGTGAGTATCGCACACGCACGATGTGGCGCAAGCTAGGCTGGGGCCGGGATAATGTGGTCGATCTGGAAGTGATCGATCCAGTGAATCGCGACCTTGTTGGTGCAACGATGAAAGCATTCAGTTCAGCATGAGCGGTCTGCCTACTCTCATTCCTCCGCAAAGCGTCCCTATCTCGGTCGACGGCCAGGGTGCACCTGCATTTTTGAACATCAACTGGTATCTGTTCCTCTATAACCTAGGTGTACAGGTGCTGGGGACTGGATCCGGGGGCGGCGGCACTACACCTGTTTCTCCGTTCGACGCACTGGATGCGGCCAACTTATTCGCGCAAGGTGCGGATGTCCCGCAGGCATACCGAGGACTGGAAAATCTGGCCACGCTTATCGCTGGTGGCGCTCTTGTAGACCCCTCGCCACGTGCTCAGCCAGCACAGAATATCACTGTCGGTGCATCTCCGTTCACCTATACCGCGCTTCATGACGGAACCCTGTCCGTGAGCAATGGCGTCGCGTCATCGATCGTAATTATCCGACAGGGAATTGTTGTTCCTACCGGAATAACGCTTTCCAGCGCAGGTGTTATCGGCGCTCTGACTGATGAGAAGGGGTCTGGTGGCCTGCCTGGTTTTGTGGCTGGCACCGATTTCACTCCCGGCACGACTACCGCTCTCACTCTTTCCCAGGCCTATGGCAGCGCATCCAATCTCTGGATAGCCTTTGATGCGGCTGAGCAGGGGCCAAATACTTATTCATTGAGCGGCACCACGCTGACGTTTAACGCGCCGATTCCAGTCGGAACCGCGAATGTATTCGTGAAAGGTGCCGTTCCCTCGACGCTCAGTTCGCTTGGTGGGCTAATTCCATTGCGGCGCTTGGATCAAGTTCGTATCACGTATACCGGATTGCCTCTCGTCGTATTTCTGCCGGACTAGGAGACCTCATGACCACGATTACGCCGGTTCAAATTGTCGCGCCACAGCAACTAGCGGCGGTCGACACGTCCGTATATACTTCCGGTACGCAGACATCGACCCAAATTGGTCGCGCGGTGTTCACCAACACCACGGCGAGTGCAGTCACAATCACTGCCGGTATCTCTACCGGTGGAGCACTCGGAGCAACATCAATGATCTCTGCACGCACTATTGCCCCCGGCGAATCCTACGTATCGCCTGAACTCGCGGGCGCTGTCATCCCTGCAGGCTCACAGCTACGCGCCTTCTCTAGCGCCGCTACGTCTGTGTCATTCACCGCTTCCGGCGTCCTGATCCAGTAGGCGATCATGCGGAACTTTCAAAAAATATTCGAAGGTGTTACGGTCGCGCCGCTTCTAAATGCGCTGTACCGAAAACCCGAACTATGGAAAGCCGATGACTTCCTTAGAAAGTTTCCACAAGGCCCGTTTGGCGAGACAGATACGATCTATCTTCGGTTCCAAGACAAATTGCAGGTTATTGATGATTCGGAAGTTAAGGCTTACGAAGAAAATCGCCTAGCAGGCCATGACCTCCACGAATGTCCGTGGCGACCAGAAATGAATGAGTTGCCGGAGGCGCGGACACATATCAGCGCTCTAATGAGCGGTATGGGAGCAACTCGGCTAGGGCGCTGCATGATTAACCGCATCG